GTCTTTTTTTATTGTTTATTTCTTCTTCGTATTGATAATTTGTTACTGCTTTTGATACTGGATTGACAGTTACTTGTTCATCTCTTGTGGGTTCATAAAAACTTACACTTTGTGCAGCACTAACTTGGACACCTTTAGGGAAAATTATAAGTCCTGTACTATCTTTAATTTCATTAGATTCATAGTGATGTGTTTCATCAAGTTTTTCATATGTCCCATACTTATCTAATATATAATCTTCAAATACTTGTTGGGATAGTGGCCATTCATTGTAAATGTTAACAATATTATTTGATGTAAGAACAACCCAATCTAAGGTAGGATCTCCATAGATTTCATTGGCAACATTATCAGGACGATCATCACCTTTGATATTATATTTTTCAAAGATTGTTAGATCCTGGAAGATATCTTCCCTCATCCTCCCTTTCTTAAAGAAGTTTTTTACTTGTGTATAGTTTGAAATAAACTGGCCATCCTTGGTACGATTAACGTATTCAAAGTTTGGCATATTTCTAAAGTAAGGATTTGCCATATCAGTAACCTATGTGAGTGTCCATGTTGCCATCAATTTTAGTATAATCATCATTGTATATTGGTTCTAGTTCTTGGAAACTAAATTGTAGTTCATAACTAACCATTGAACTATCTTCATAGGTAGCATAGTTGCCGTCAGGTGTGTAACTTACATTAAATCCTGTAAGAGCACACTCTTTTATCATTGGTAGATATTCATGGTCATTACTCCTACTTTGACCATTAATCCACCTAAGTTTATATGTATTGGGTGACTTTAAGAATAGTGTACTCTGAGTTCTTTTAACTGACATTGATTGCTTGAACATTCTAATTATCTTTCTTACGGTATTACTCTCACTTCTATCTCTAGGACTCATTCTATAGGTAAATGCAAATGGTCTTAGTGTTGGTGCATTAAATAGCAATTCCATATTTGGATTGACAACAGAGCCAGTCTTTCTTGTTAGAATATTACCATTTATTCCTGCTGCTTTAGTAAAGATACCTGCTAGTGCTTTTTTGGTTTCTGGGGCTTTTACTGCAGCCTCAATAGTTTTCTTTGCTTCTGCTCCTGCGGTTTCAAAATCTCCATTCTCAACAAGATCGAATGCTGTATTGGCAAGTGCTAGATCCATAGGGTTCATATTATCGGGACCCCAACTAACTGAGTTCTGATCACCAACTCCACCTGGAACTGGTAGATATACTTCGCCTACAGTTCTTTCAACATAATCTGATCTTGTTCCTAGAGAAAATGCATTCTCACCTTTATTTCTGGGTGCATATTTTAAGACAGATATCTTTAATTTATCTTGACTTCTATTATTTCTTAATGCAACTGGATAATATAGGGGTATGTTGCTATTGTATGGTTGTTTTCTAGTGCCTGGATCATCTTTTCCTCCATCAATTTTCTGAGTTTTTATACCAGAATCACCATCCTTTTCTTCACTTCCTACATTACCACTACCTTGACTACGTAACATTTCTCTCAATGCACCTGCACTAGAACCTAATCCACTATCAAGACCAAATCCTTTACTGTTAAATGCTTTTGCTATTGAAAGTGCAGTATTATTATTGATTTGAGATTGGAAGTTACTTGATCTATCCATCAAGTCATCCCAACCAGCATCTGGTAATACAAAACCTAAATCTGTTGCAGCAGTATCTTTAAATGTTCTTGACCATATACCACCAGCACCTATACCTCTTGTTGCTCCAGTACTCCAAGTGGCATTAGTACCACCACCAGTAATACCAGCATCTATGGCAACACGATCTACTTGTAAATTTGTTACAAAAGAACCTGCACTAGGAATACCATTAGGATCATCATTCCATACAGTATTTGTTCTATATGCAGTTTGAAACTTAGTACCGTCGTTTTTTGTACTTGTTCTTACCCAACTATTAGAGTTTGCTTGTCCCATATATAAGACTTTTTATTTATTTAGGCGAAATTTCGCATAAGGTATAGCCATAAGGTCATCAAGTTCTACCCAGTTAACAACATAGAGTTGTCCTGCTAGTTCATTCCAAGTATAATTCCTTGCTTGCTGCCAATGAAAATTGAGTCCACGGAATCCCCAAGAGAATATATCTGTTACAGCAACGAGAGGATGTTGATCGTATTCTATGTTAGGTGTTTTGGGATTATAAACAAAGGTATAGAATTTTCCTACGTCAGGTATTGGTGTTACAGTATCATTTAATAACTCCATTATTTCTAACATCATCTCTTCAGGATCATTAGTTCTAAGGTTGATGTCATTTCCTACGATGCGGTTAATTTCTTGGTTAGTTTCTTCACTGAAACCAAAATCATCTTGCACTCTAGCAGCATCCCTTTCTCTTCTTTGTTGGAGGGTTTTTCTTGGCATTATTTGATACCTAATTCGTGTTCTGTGACAATTTTAAAACCAATGCTATTATCTTTACAGAATTCATTACAGGCTTTCCATTTTGCTTGGTTGATTGCAAATGTTTCGCATTCATAGATGTATGATTTAGTTACTCTTGATCTTTTCTTTGGTGGCATACATTGTTTTTGTGGTTTGACTTCAACCACATAACTTTTAATTATATCGTTTTTCTCTCTTACTTTGATTAGATAGTCTGGGTAATAGCGATGAACTTTATTATCTTTAGGTGAGACATATGGTATACTGAATTCTTCAGAGGCCCATGAGATTACATCCCTACTTTTGTCTGCCCAACTACAAAATTTACGTTCCCAACTACTACGACAGATAATATTATTAGGATTACCTTGATACTTGGTGGGATTCTCAGGTTTATACTTACTTTTAATACTTTTACCCATTATCTTATATACATAATATACAAGGTCAAATAGTATTTATAAATGGCTACCATCAAACCTAGAGGTAGATCTCTTTCAGAAGTTAAAGCTAAGTTACTAAACCCTGCCACTACGTCTCATTTCCAAGTAATGATTGGGGATCCAAGACAGTTTGGTGATAGGGCAGGAAAATTTACAGAGTATCTTGCTAGACAAGGACTTGTTGAATTAACAAGAGGAGGTCTTCCTGCAGAGAAGAGAGATAAATTAAACTTAATGTGTTCTGATACATCATTGCCTGGTTCTAACCTAGCAACCACTGAATTACTTAATGATTTTACTGGTGTCACAGAGAGACACGTTCATCGTAGAGTATTTGATGATCGTATTGATCTAACATTCTATTGTGATGCAGTAGAGTATTTACCTATAAGATATTTTGAGGCTTGGATACAATATATTGGTAATGAAGAAAGGGATACTCATAATGAGGATTTCTATTATAGAATGAGATTTCCTAATATGTACAAGGGATCATTGGAGATAACTAAGTTTGAAAAGAATATAGAAGCAAAGCAAGGTAGTGCTGACAGAATAAGAAGAGCAATACCTCTTACATATACTTTTATTAATGCATATCCATTGTCAATATCATCAATGCCTGTGACATATGATTCATCTTCACTGTTAAAGTGTAATGTTTCATTTACATATTCCAGGTATAGTAATACACCAGCGAATAGAAATGCAAGCGATCCTATACTTAATCCAGGGGGTCAATCAGGATTTAATATGGCATCCTTTGCTGGTGGTCTTGCGAATATGGCTGTTGATAGATTGACTGGCAATGATCTTATAGGAGATATTGCTGGTGGTGCAGTGGAAGCCTTGCTACGTTAAGAAAACCTGTATATATAATACACTGAAATTTTTATAAAGATATTATGCCTTTACCAAAAATTGCTACGCCAACGTATTCCCTTGAGTTGCCGTCCACTGGAAAGACAATTTCATATAGACCTTTCCTTGTTAAAGAGGAGAAGTTACTTGTAATTGCTTTAGAGAGTGAAGATACAAAGCAGATTACAAATGCTATTAAAGCAGTCATTAAAGCTTGTGTACTTACAAGGGGTATTAAAGTAGAGACACTTCCTACATTTGATATTGAATTTTTATTCCTTAATATTAGAGGGAAGTCTGTAGGAGAAGAACTTGAGGTAAATATTATTTGTCCTGATGATAAAGAGACGGAGGTTTCTGTCACTATTAATTTGGATGATATACAGGTTGAGAAGAGTGATGAACATGCTAAAAGAATTGCATTGGATGATAATCTTATGATGGAAATGAAGTATCCATCACTCAATGAATTTATTAAGAACAATTTTGATATGCAAGAAGGGAAGAATCAAATGGATCAGTCCTTTGATTTGATCGCTCAATGTATTGATAAGATTTATAATGAAGAGGAAGTTTGGGCAGCATCTGATTGCACTAAGAAAGAAATGAGTGAGTTTCTTGAGTCAATGAACTCACAACAATTTAAAAAGATTGAGGAGTTTTTCACCACAATGCCTAAGTTATCTCATACTGTGAAGGTGATAAATCCAAATACAAAAGTTGAAAATGATGTAGTACTGGAGGGATTAGCGTCTTTTTTCGCTTAGGGATGGTGCATATGAACCTAGAGTCTTACTATAGGTTGAATTTTGCTTTGATGCAGTATCATAAATACAGCTTAACAGAGATAGAAAATATGATGCCTTGGGAACGAGACATCTATGTTGGATTATTAAAACAGCATCTTGAAGAAGAGAGGCTGAAACAACAACAAGAACAAA